GTCAAATCCGGTGTCCGTAGCCTTTATTTTGCTGTGTCTTCCACGCCCTTTAATCATTACATGATCGTATGCACATGTCAGCGGCTTGGAAACCAGCATGTCGAAAGGCGGTAAATTCAATTCAATCCCTTTGCTCGCCGTTTCGTTTAAAGCAGTCTGCAAGGCTTCCGTATTGTCTACCCCTTCACGAACTCCGTAAAATCTAGCATCGCCTTCTGTATACGTCAACAAAAAACATCGCTCCTTTGGTTTAGTGTAGATCTCGTTACAGTACAATGTTACTGCGGATATCCGCGACGCTTCTCAGCGTTTCGACTGGTATCCCTCCAGCCTCGTCAGGCGGTTATGAAAATTGCAACCCGCGTATAGTTTGCTCGGTATTCCCAGCGGACGTCATATTTTTTGAAATATTTCATGGCTTGAACCCAATACCGCGCTGGAATGAAAATGACTTTTTTGTTTCCCTCCAAATCATGAATTTCATACCCCTCAATGTTTTTATTCAGCCATTTCAATATGTTATTGTTCAACTCATCCATGTTATCCCCTCCAAGGTCAAATCCCTGCGGCTATTGATTACCAAACCCTCCAGTCCGGCAGATCGCTGTCGTCGTCATCGTCATCCTTAACGAATAGACTTTTGATGAATCGTAACAATCTGCCTATCACCCTCGTTCACCTTCAGCCGGAAAAACTTCATTCATGGTCATCAGATGAATAACCCACTCCAAGCATTCAATCCGGCCTTTTGCGTTCTCCATCTTCAAGAACACTTCCATAGCCATATTGGTCCGTTTTGCGGCGGTGTAGAAGTCTGCTTCCTTTTGTAGCATTTCGCAATCTGCTTTGAGGCGTTTTATGGTGTTCAGAATAGTTTCTTTAGTCGTCATTAATTGACCGCCTCTTTCGATGGTTTAACCCTCTCAACCAGTACACCTTTTTCTACTAGGCTAAGAGCGCGTTTAACACTTATACAAACTTCCTTAGCATGGTCCAAGCTTCCGTCCGTGCCCACTTCCAAGAAAATTAGTTCTCCATAGTACCAAGCGTATAGCGTGGTGCCTTCTTTCACCTTTCCGCCCTTATTGGAAAATTCTTTAGCTACGTCATAGGTGGAACCAACGTTTATTTTTGGTAGCATGTTATCCCCGCCTCCATTTAAGATTATTGCCCTCGGCTATATTCATACTATAGCACTACCTGTGGTGTTTGTCCACACCATTTACAAAAAATATGCCCACCTGTTATGATGGGCTTTTGCACTACTCTGATTCTTTTATACCTGTAGCCGTCTGCTTTACTGCTTGGTGACCGTAGATAGACAGTGCAGCAGCTAAGATCCCTTGTATGAACCCGTCTGCGCCCATACCCACGACAAGCAGCCCGCCCAGGACACCAAGAGTCGATAAAATCCAAAGAATAGCCCAGTTAGGAATCTTAGGTGTCTGTTTTAATCCGGTGCCGATAAACCACAGGGCCAACGTGACCCCCAACATGACCGGATTGATATAATTCGAGATAACTTGAATGACTGCGTTAACGTTGTCCAATGTTTGTTCCCCCTATTTTGTGATGGTGACGGTATAATTTTTGTTATCCCATACAACCTTAGCGCCGAATGATTCCGCAATTACCCTGGCCTGTACGTGTACGTGCCCGCCTATGTTCTTGATATCGTGCAGCGTTTGTCCGTTCATAGTAGCCTTTTTCAAATCGTTATCCCAGGAGTAGGCGATTTTTAAAGCGCTGGCGATGAAGGCCATAGGTACGTACGCGGTTCCGTCTATTAAAAAACCTTGAGTAACGTTACCTCCCACCTTGACCGCAATAATCTTCCGTTCCTGCTTCTTTGCCGCTGGAGCTGCTTTTTCCTTGTTGCCGTAGTAGTCCTGTAGGTACTTGGTAGGCTCTACGACACCCGCCTCTGTCTGCGTCCATCCGAATGATGGAGAAGAAGCCTTGCGTACCTCATAATGCAGATGCGGACCTGTGGACTTGCCTGTACTGCCCTGGTTGCCTACCGCGTCTCCCTGGTTGATGGTTTGACCTACTTCAACGGCTACGCTAGATAAGTGAGCATACACATGCAAGTGGCCTGTATTGTCCATGACAGCGACCACGTTCCCCATGTTGCCAAATCCAGAGCCTACAGCGCCCATCTTAGCGTGTAAAACCTTTCCCCCTACAAATGCCCTGATCGGACCATTGGAAGGCGCGGTGACCAAGTCCACGCCCCTGTGGAACCTCTTAACGTGGTCCACCGGATGAATGCGATATCCAAATGGTGATGTGAGTCTGTAACCTTCAAATGGATTCATGTTAAAACCCTCCCTTTAATACTTGCTGAACAATAAAAATGATCATTGTAAATCCTGCCGTTGCCGCTGTGGTTACAAGCCATTTTTGATTAGATTCAAGCTTGCTCACCCTTTCGACAGTATTCGCGTCTGTCAGCGGCTTTAATTCGATGTTCATTTCATCAATTCTTTTATGCGCAGATTTCGCACTGGCGTTTGTGTCCCGTGCCATGTCCCTGACCTCTTGCAGATCCCGCTTAATCACGTCCACCGTCTCCAGCTTGGCGACTAATTGCCCCATCGTTCCTTGAATTTCCCCCAGGGCCTTGGTTAAATCTAGGTTAACCTGGCCTATTTTGTCGCTCAATTTTCTGTAGTCCTCCGCATCCATTGACATCCTCTCACCCCCTCCCTGACTCCCCTCCCTTATGTATTACCCTGGTATTATACACCAATCGACAAAATCCGCACATAGAAAAAGAGGCCCCTCGTAGGAGCCTCTTTTGTCTGTTCGAAAGCCGCTTATTCCGTTTTCGGCTCGCTTGGTGCTTCCGGTGTCTCCGGTGTTGTACCCGGCTCCGTTCCTGGAGTTGGTTCTGGTGTTGGCACCACAGGGATTAGGTCAGGTCTTTGCGAATAAATTTTCGCTAAAATCAATTCCTCATTTTCCTTTGGGTATCCGTAACTTTCTACGATGTCCGTAATCTCGCGTTCCCCTTCGTTGTACCTCGTGATGCAAGCCCTGGAGATAACGCCGATAATTGCTGCTGACCATGCCATCTTTTAACTACCACCTTTCGACACTATTATAAACCCGACATGACAAAATCTGCAAACGCTTTTTCTAGTTCTGCAATCCTATCTTCTACAGAAACGCTCGTGTCCGGCTTATTGATTTCATCTATTTCCGCCTGGGTCATGCCCTCGGACCATAGTTTGTCAGGCTGCTTAGGAGGGATGTACGACGGTCTGTCTTCTTCTACTGCGCCATTTTCCTGCCACTCATTCAGCGCTAATATAAAGGCTTCTTCCGCCTGGTAAACCGCTTCTTGATACGTTTTCCATGCCAACAAATCGAATTTAGGTTTGTATAACCCTTCAACCGTTATTGGCACACCGACATTGTACCCTATTGGCTCGTCCGGTATCATACTCCCGTCCTGTCCTTCTACCGGATCGGCGTACACAGGAGTAACGCCGTAGAAATCATCGCTCATTTTCTCGTCTTCCAGATAGAGGCCGTCTGTATTTACTTTAGGTACTAATTTCATGTGTTGCCCTCCTTTATTGCTCGGCTAGATAACTTACCTGATATAATGATAGGTTCCCGCCAGAAACTGCATCCACTGACACCGTGCCATCCAGATTAACGACAATTGCTGATGTTTTAAGGTTGGTTCCCGCCAAACTAGAATCGTAGCAAATAAATAAACTGCGTTGTGATGGCCTGTATCCTGGGGGCAACTTAAAAATAGCCGTCGCCTGAGCCGTCGCCCCACCGTTTAGCCATCCCCTCATGTGAACAACGCCTGAACTATCTTTATAATATCCCGCTGCGTATGGGACCCCTCCTCCACCAATGACACTATTCCACCCATTCAGCAGCGTAGGTGTAAGCCATGCAGGATTATCTTTGTCCGCCTTCTTATTCTCCAACACAGACACACGCGCCGTGTTCTGCTGTACGCTGTCCACCAAGTCCGCAAGCAGCGTCTTTTCATTCGCGGCGTAGCTGCCTGTGAATGGTACGACTGGAGGTTTATCAAGCATAAGATACGTTACGCTGTAGACTGCGGCAGGATCGTAGTTACTCGCTTTTATAACTGCCAGTTGCACACCATAAGCAGCGGCATTGCTGAAAATATCAAACGACTTATCAGGTGCGTTGTTCCTAAAAACATTTAAAATACGCTCAGTTTTATTGCGTAAGGCAGAACCAGCCAACGTTGAATTATTAACTTGGTAGTTTCCGCTTGTGCTTTCGTATGATGGCTTAGCGGCTTCGCGTAACACAATCCCCGTACCTACTTCAACCTGATTATCTCCCTCGGTAAAAGAAAGTTGTCCCTCTGAAACGATAGGCTCCACGGTAGGCGTTGCGAGTTGATATACAAGTTGGTACGGCGTGTACCCTGCGTATGACTGCTGCGGTGTTGATTGAGTAAAGTTAGGATCTCCCACACGCTGAACCCAATACTTAGTACCTGTACCTGTCCATGTAGCCGTAGTCATGGTCTGAGCATTAGCGGGTGTGATGGTGTTGGCGTCATACGCTTTGTAGCCATAGAAGTAGGCTTTGATATCGTTTTGGTCTGGGACGTAGCTGTCTGCCCAGCCGCTATCCGCTACGGAAATGGACAGGTATACATTACCGTTATCATTCAGGGAAAATTGATCACCTGCGCTAACTGCTGAACCTTTACGATTAGTTAGTATTTTACCGTCATATTTCTGAGCATAGGCGTTTTCGGCACCTACACTCGCTAACGGCACGCGCACTTCTTTATACCCTGCAAAGCCTGAACTAAGCAACCACCCTAAACTACCATCAAGCGTTAGCCCTTGCCACTTCTTAGACTTGAAGTATTGCCCGTCACGCTCAAATACCGTATCTGCATTAGCTCCTGTAACTGGATCGGCGTATAGGTCTGTTTGCAATGCCAGCATGGAATCTTCGCGCGGTTTGAATGGTTTGGCTGTGTTGCCGATGTTAAGCATAGGGTTTTCATGGGTGAATGAACCCACGGACGCGTATCGTAGTCGCACGGACAAAAAACTGGTTTGGGCTGACGTTGTGAATGTTTTGGTTCCCACAACCACGACACCTGTAGCCACCTCACCGCTCGGATCAGAGTCGTTTGAATCTCGTCTTTCGATGTATTGCAGACCATCACCCACGCTTGACATGGTGTAAGTTGTGTTAGGTAGCACAGGAACAACGACTTTTAGGGGTGCGATGATATCAGCTACAGCCCTTACCGCTGTCGCCTTATTCGGCCCTTGAACGGTGACGATACCGCTAGTGGTTACTGTCCACTCATGAAAGTTTGGCAAAAGGTTTTCCCCGTACCGTATCGCATATGGATTTCGCACAGGCATTACACTGTCTACGTAAGGCCATTTAGCCGCTGCTTGCGCTGGCGTGTAGCTGGCTGCTGCCGCATAATCCGCCTCGCTAATTTCGTAGATGCGGACCGAATCCATATTAAACGTATTCCCGCTTGCACCTATAGCGGTAATCATTACGTTGTGAAAAAAGTCAGTAGCAGCAAAACGCATGAACGAAGGCGAAAAAACGCTTGCGCTCGTTACATCGTTACCTTTTCCGGCATTCGCCACTGAAACGCTGCCCCTGGTTGTGTTTCCGTTTTTAAGATCCGCAATAATAGCGTATTTCTTTCCTGGAGTAGTCAAAAAGGTGTACGACGCAAAGGCGGATGCCGTACTAAGAGTAAGTTTAAAAGAAGAAAGGCCGCTTGTCTTATTGGCTGTATCGGACGCTAAAGCCACATTAGAAGACCAGGAACCTACAGATTCACATCCCCCAGCACGCCCCATAAGATTTACACGCATAGCCCCCGCAAGTCCCTCCAGAGAGAAAGGCGCTTGTTTGGTAGCGTTCAAGATATTAACGCCTGGGCTAAGGGTAACGTTAGTCCTGCTTATTGTGTTCAACCTTGATTCAAAGTCTTCTAAAAGATCTGTAGCCCATTCCTGAAACTCTGCCAAGACACCTTTTTCTACAGCCTTTTCCTGGATCTCTTTTAAGGCCATATAGTTATTGAAAAACAACCAGTTAAACCAATCCGCTGGTGGATGTTCCCCGACCAGCCACCCCTCTGTTTTCTTGGACTCTGACGGCTCTGTGCCGTCTTTGAGCCATTTTGGAAGCTCTGCCGAAAATGCCATGCTATTTCCCCCTTAAAATGGTAATTCGTAGTCGTTTGCAGGATCATACACCTTGCCAAGCGTACCGCCGTTTGTCTGTTCGACATTTGAAAATCCGTCCGGTGAAAACACTCCAGGACCTTCCGCGAAAAAGAACGACCCCTTAAATAGTACGCCAGTCCTAACGCCTCCAGCAACTACCATATCTACAAGCGTGCCGAACTGATTGAGTGTAAGACCTGTTTTAAAAGCTGCATCTGCTGGTACTTCAATGTGCAGCGCTGCCGGGTATTCCTCTGTAACATGCACCTCAGACGCGTCGATTCTTAGCAGGAACGACATGAAATCTATTATTGTATTAATAGATCCGTCCGACAAATTCCGTTTGATTTTTGATTTTATCATTATCCGGTAAACGTCGTCTTGAGCTTGCCCGCGATACTGCGCCACATCGGCGCCAAGAAGGTCCAGGGCCGCACCCTCTGCCTGGTCAATGTCGCGCCATTCCGCTATCTTGTCATAGGTGTCCTGGTTCCCTTGGATGTAATCTGTTGTGAGTTTAGCAAGCTTCATGACATTGCTGTCAGGGTTCTTGTTATAGTTGTCCGTGAGTCTATCGACAAATTTCTCTAGCACAGGCGTAAGGTTAAACAACCGTGACCACCACCCTTGCGGCGGACGTTTCCGCCACTTCTGTCGATCCTATTTCTATATTGTCGGATGTGAATTCGCCTGTATCGCCCTTACGCATGGTAATGATAAGATCATCCAGGCCACGAACGGCGATAGCTCTAATCAACCTGGCGTGCACAACATCTTCACCCATTCCCAGTCCTGGGTACTCCGCATCATCTATATCTTTACCGCCGATAAACTCAATCACCTGTTGTTCCACTGTATTAGCTCCATCCGTAGGAAACAAAGCGTTTCTATAAACGGTAACGTTAGCATAAACGGGAACCGTTGTGGCATAAGAGTAGCCCATAACTTTGTCGATACCGCTGTTGTCCTTGACTGTGACACTCTCTGACCCGTAGGATTTTATGCCGCCCGCCTTGGTGGATAAAATAGCCTTGCCTATTTCCTCCGGCGTACCACCTAGAACCACAGGTGCAACGGAATGAGGCGGTCTACCCTCCGCGTCGGTTGTATCTGCGTCATTCTCGAACGTGATAGCTGCCCGGACGTCGGATATTTCAAGTAGCGATGCCGTTATGCTGTCCGTCGTTGATGATCCACCCTTGGCGATGCTCTTGTAATATCTGGATCTTAAAGCCGCGTCCGTTTCTGCATATCGACCGCCTGTAATTGCAATTACGTTTGTAACGCCTGTAACGCCCGCTGTAGGCGTTTTTATTTCCAGAACCTCCCCTACGTCGGCATTTCCGCTAGAACCAGCCTCCACGGCCTCCACGTCGGCGTACGCAATGCCGTCACCGTCTGCGTCCACCGCTGCGATTGTGGTCCGGTATGTCACCCCATTCGCTTTAGCTGCCAAGAATCCAGCGTCTAGCGTGTCGCCTGGAGAAATAGTTACCTTCAACGCCTGGGTAGCACTTGCCTTTTTAGCCGGAAACCTCGTTATCCCTCCGCGCTTTACGGCGTAATCCAACGCCACACCCTCGGCGTTATCCACGTTAGCCGATAAATACACTCTTTCGGCTAGTTCATTTTCTTCTGCCCTGTCGAATGCAAGCATCTTGCACCACTGGCCCAAAGGTGATTCATCACCTAAATCCACATCCTCACCAAAAAGCTCCCTAGCCCTGTTCTGTTCCATCTCCAGGTATTCAGGATACAAGATCCGCCGGAACCCTTTCGCGGTTAATACATCCGTTGCGTAAGCCATTCCTAAACCCCCATTTCTACCGTATCCGCTAACTGGTCACCGTCTACCTTGGTGAACACATAGGATATAAGCAGCTTCCTTTTTTCGCTATCGAACTCTGTATAGATGTCGTCTACCGTGTCCACTCTTTCAACCTGTGACATAGCGTATGTTATGTCGTCGGTTATGCGCTCCACGTCATAGTTCTGGCCCAACACATCGAATCTATCAAACCCGAATAAAGGATTAATGAACCATTCGCCTAGATTCGTCTGTATAGCTATCCTGATAGCTTGTATTAGTTCGTCGTCACCGTCCACCATCTGCATGGTCTTGTTGCTGTCAAAAACAAAATCGTTTGTGTCGTCTAATTTCCAACTTCTCATATCACCATTCCTCCGTCTTGCTCTTGCCGCTCAATTTAAGCCCTTGTGGTGCGACAATCTCAATTTTATCGTCGGGCGTTATGGCTATATACGACTGTCCCTTTTTGGAACCCATTACCAGTGAACCCGGTGAGACGCTTGGAAATGGCTCCAGCGACGTGTTTAACATCGCAACTATGATAGCGTCATTTATATCTTTCTCGCGCCCGCTGTCCACGCTGCCTCCGTTAAGTGGGCCGTCTGTCTCATGCTGCGCGAACATAACCGCAACCAAATCGCCTTTCTCAAGAGGGACATGGATATAAAACCCCTTGCTTTGGATCGTTCCCACCGGAACGTCCAGGATCATGTCACCGTCGGGGAACAAAGTGATATCCGCCCTGCCATTCTCGTATCTCTCAACTTTAGCGAGTGCAGCAGTGTTGATGTCTGTCGAAACTTGATCCCGTAGCCTTTGAACAAAATCGCGTCCGTTTTTCATGCCGGAAACACTTCCATTTCCGTGTAAAAGTCGTTGTCAGTGCAGTAATGCCGTCCGGTGTTTACTCTGAAATTCCCGCTTGCCGTTTGGCTTACCAGCTTTATGACGGCATCCGTTGTTACCCGGTGGTTAAGCAGAGATAGCACCTTGAATCCATGAACCTTTAGCTTAGTCTTGTTTTTGTCGCCTAAATCAAGTTCCTTATCGACTGGTGTAGGCGTGCCCACAAGTCCATGAGCTACGTCCAATTGGAAACCTATTACCTTCCCATCGGTGGCCGGACGAATAAATAATTGACCATTACGGACATACGCCTTTGCTCCGCAGTCCTTAGCAATGCCGGATATAATGGACGTAAGCTTGCCCTTAATGGCTTTGCCGGACTTGTATACGTAGTTCTTTGGAAGCTTTATTTCGCCCACCTTGATACCCGTGAAGCTGGAAATGTCGGCTATGATAGATTGAGCCGTCGTACCCTTGGCATACGTCTTTTTGATAGGCTGCGAGTAATACGCGTCAGCTCCGTCCGAAACCTCGAACTCCGTTATCTTATCTACACCGCTCCAGGTGGTTGTAATGCTCTTGGCAAGACCCAGGAATATAGCCCCCACATCCCCTCTATAACCCGCGTTTAGGATCACATATGGATTGTTGCCAAAGTTATGAATGGTACTGTCGGACAGGTTGTATATTTTGATCTTAGCCACGTTGTCCGTGGTGAGTACGTCATAATGCACATCAAAGTAAATTGTAAAGTCGTCACCGGAAAACATGCGCTTGTTTACATACAACTCTACAACTCTCCCAAATAAATCAGCCATTCAGTTCACCATCCATCACGAACAAGAATATAGTTTCGTTCATGTTGTCGTATGTTATACGTTCTTCCATCCCAGCAACATCAAACGGGACAAGCGGCGTACTCGGTATTCTTTCGTCTGTGACACCCGTAAACAAAGGCGTACCGTAAATGAGTTGTGCGCCGTAAACAATGACTTCACCGTCAATAGACAGGTCCACGGTGAAATAGTCAAATGTGGAGTTGTATTTGACAACAAACGTATAGATAGTGCCGTCAATATCAATCTGAAATTCATACGGAATGTCTTCTTTGTCAATGCTTATAGCATCTCTTTCTTCTGTCCTGGCTTCCATATTGCCCCCTTACCGACTCATTTCGCTTAAAGCACCCCTAAACCCTATTGCCATTCTTTGCGGCTGCTTGAGCTGGTGTGAGTCCGTTTGTCTTGGACTTAACGGCCTTGGTGCTCTTGTCCTTTTCCTTGCCCTTCTTCTTATCCTGCTTTTTCTTCTTCTCTTTGATGGCTTTGGGTTTTTCCTTTTGCTGCTGCCCCTTCTTGATTAGTTCCTGTATTTTGGACTTTGCAGGAACTTTCATATTGACGATGGGTGTCGCCTTGGCAACCCTTATTTGACGTAGCGTAATTGTAAACGCAAACCCGTTAGCCACTTTGACGTTGTGGTCTGTGTCGAACTTTTCAATAACAACGCCGCGTGCAATGGTCCTATGCACATATGCGACCATTGCACCCTTGCGTTGATATGCTTCTAGCTTTTTCAGCCTTGCGGCGGCATCCGGTCCCACTACGACACCGGATATGTTGATTGTATAAGGATCAGACTTCACATGATCGGATATATTTTCGCCAGACTCAACCGGATGGCTCGTTACTTTGACGGACCGTTTCGGCTGGTCGGCGTATACCACGTCGATATATACAGACCCTATCTTTGGCATGTGCCTACCTCCTTTCTATCAACCTATAGAAGCGGCTAGGCTTCCAAAGTAGGATTCAAGCGCTCTTACAATAGCGTTTTCGTCCGGTGCAGATCCATCTGCCCCACGCTCCACGGTGATATGGAAGGTAGCGTTACCTATGGAAACACCACCCCCGCCGCCTCCGTTGGCTTGTGGAGTCTCGGGTGTACTCGACCCACCATTACCCTGGCTATAAGGGTTATTTGTGTTAGATGGAGCAACAACGGCTTCTTGTACGCTTTGCCCCAGGTATTGAGCCGAATCAATGGCCTTTCCTGCATCCGATTCGATACCAACCGCCATACCTTGAGAGATGAACCCGCCCAACTCTTTCATAACTCTTGAAGGCGAGTGGATATCAAAGAATTCAATTAGCGTATTCTTGATATTGGAGCCTACTTCTTTCACTTTGGCGACCGCTGCCCCCGCCATATTTGAAATACCGTTAATAAGGCCCTGGATCATGTCTTTTCCCGCCTGGGTTAGATCCACGCCAGTAATAGCCGTGTAGAGTTTTCCCAGGGTTGCGTTAAACACATCGAATAGGAGATTTAATAGGTTCTGCCCTATGTTTAGCATGTTGTTGAGGCTATTGCTAAACAATTGCTTTATAGCCTCCCAAGCTCCGCTCCAATCTCCCTTTATGAGACTTGCGGCAACAGAAAACAGACTACCTATCGCGCTAAGCACTCCCGACGCTATGGCCCATGCTGTTTTCAGACCATCAACCAGTATCGGTCCTAGGTATGGAGCCATTGCGCCCCACACAGCCATGATCAAATCTGCCGCACCTTGGAATAGCGTCATAAGAGACTGCATGGTTCCGTTCATGCTTCCGTCTTCATCCGCAAAGATGCTCACAATCCAGTTCCAGGCCTCTTGAAACGACGCGATTATTCCAGGTAAAGCGTCGATGATGCCCTGTGCCGCTTGAGTCATTCCATCAGCTAAACCAGAATCCTGTATAGCCTCCATAAACGCCCCGCTTATTTCACGTCCTACCTGGTGCATTTTACTACCGAAGTTGTCCCGCAGATCGTCTCCAGCTCGTTCCGTAGCTCCACGGAAACCCTCCACGGCATCCCCTGCATTGTTCATGGACAAAATAACATCCTCGCGCAAGTCTTCCCACTTGGTTCCGAAAAGCTCGACGCCGATGGAATTCTGCTCGGTTTCGTCCTTGACCATAGATAACGCCGCAGTAACAGCGTTGAAAGCCGCCTTAGCTTCCGGCCCACCCTTGGCGATTTTAGCCGCCATTTCATCAGCCTTAAACCCCAGCGCTTCATATCCGGCAATAGTTGTCTTAGATCCGTCAATAGCCTTTATTCCAAACTCTTTAAATGCATCGGCTACTACGTCGGTATTCCGCGCACCAGCTTGTAATCCTTTGATCAACGTTCCGGTGAAGTCTTCCGCATTCATGCCCATTTTGGAAAAGAATACTGAATACTCGTTAAAGGTGTCTAGTAGATCCTCGGACGCTTTGGAGCCGCCTTTCTGGAATCCGGTTGTAATCAGGTCCAGCGCGTCGCTTTTGCTTAGCCCTTCAAAGTTTCTTGTCAGGCCCGCAACGGCTGCGCTAACTTCTTTGGTTTCAGGCCCCCATACATCTTTAATTATGTTGGCCTTCTTCCCGAACTCCGTAAGCTCTCCGGCGTTAAGGTCCCTAAAGTCACCTTTCAAGTTGGCTATGTCGTCCGCTATGGCCTCATAGCTTTCACCCCAGCCGTCTTTATAGACTGCTAGTGCTGCCTCTTTCATGTCGTTTGTTTCCTGGACGTTAGCGCCTATCATTGCTTTCATTTTGTCGTTTGCCTGGTCGGTCTTGTCCGCAACGGCTCCGATAGCGGCACCAATACCTACCATAGCACCGACGATAGCCACTCCAGCAGCAACGCCCACAACAGCCATCGCAGACATCGCGCCACCCGCCAAAGCTCCTTGCGGTATAAGATCACCCAAAGCACCGAACAAGCGGCCTAACATGCCGTCCAGGCCGTTTAAACGCTCGCCATCTCCCAGGTCGTCTATTTCGTCCTGCGCATCCCGCGTAGCATCCTCTATATCGTCCATATTCTCGTCGATACGGTCCGCCAGGTCGTCAATGTCGTCCGCCGCGTCGTCCGCTGCGTCTCCAAGCTCGTCAATGTCTCGTGAACCCCT